CCTGATATAACATTCCTTGCAACTTCGTAAGTTGTTATTCCTGTATTACGCAAAGGTGCTGGTAAATCTTTATCCAATTTAACTGTTGCTACTGTTGCACTCGTAGTAGAAACAATATTACATCTATAAAAAGTTGTACCATCAACTAAAACTATCGCATCACCAATATCATCAAGACTAGGAGGTGCATTAAATAAATTATAATTTGCCGTTATAGTAACGCTTTCTCCTCTCGTATAGTTTGTACCGCCAGAGATAGTAACTGTACGACTAGCATTTGTATTTGTACCATTATATGTTCCACCAGAATCAACAAAGAAATTATCACGTTGAGTTGGAAATTGTCTCGTTCCCATGCGTTCTACATAACGTACACTTGCACCATTAACAGTTCTCTTTACAACGCAATAAGTAACGTCATCATCTCCTTCAGAAACACAAGCTACACTTTCAAAAGTGCCATCTGTATCATGTTGATGCCATGCTCCAATCTGTTGTTCTGGAACATATGTAAGACCTAATAATTTACCATTACTACTTACCATCCAGACAATAGGGATAGGAGCTTTCGCATACGCTATATCTTTAATCGTAAGATTATCAAATAAATGTGGCGCACGAATTGATAAATCACCTGTTACGAAACCATTAGCTTGCCAGTTATAACCAAGTTCTCTTATGTGACCACCACGAGCAGCAGCATACACCAGACTATTATTAACAATTACTGGTTGTGCATTGTTTGAACCCACATATGACTGTGGTTTTACTGATATAGATGTTGGTGTTATAGCATCACTATTAACAGAAGTTACTCTCCACTCTGCTGATCCAGTAAGCATAAGTAAATTTGTCAACGGAACGATATGTCTTATCGTATTAGCTTCACGAGCAGCAACTCTAAACTCAATACGGTCATCATCTCGAATAGGTAGACCAAAAGACATATTGCTTTCAGTACCTGATTTCGTCATCCATATATTTTGTGGTGCATTATTTGTACCAGCAAATACTCTACGTTGCTCAAAATAAGATACAGCACCAGGATAATTATCAGAGCCTGTAAAATCATTCTCATGAATTGGTGGTGTTCTAGAAAAATCTGGTGATATATTATTATCTATAATTGATGTGGAAGTGGTTTCTCCTATATAACCAAATATCCCACCTTGATCTTTATATACTCTATACCTACTAGCACCTGTAACTGAGTTCCATGAAATGGTATTTCTAGCACCAGAAACAAATATATTATTACTTACAGTTGCTGTACTTGATTGGTTGCTTTCGTCTATTAAGTTAGGCTTAACAGCAGTCACCACATAGTTATGGTCTTCTTTTGTATCAGCGTTTGTACTTGTTGACGCTGGTAAATATGCACTGACTGATACACCAGTAGGAGCAGCTAATGGAGTACCAAAATCAATTACACGCAATTCCCATTGCGTTGCCCCAAGTCTTCTTAATTCTCTAGGTGCATGATTAGGATGCACTAATGTTATAACGTCAGCAGATTGCACATAATGAATATCAAATAATTCTGCTTCTAAATATGGATGAGGTATTTCATAGATATTAGGACCTGTTGGCATAGCATACCAATTTGTTCCATTCGGTGGTTGGCTATTAGAATGAACTGTTTTTGAATAATAATTCACACCGCCTTGTTTTGCTATTGACCCAACTACATAATTAGTACCACCGCTCCATGCTGCACCATCGCTATAAAATAAAGTTTGCCCTAACGTATGAAACCTAAAATATAAATTACCCATCTCAATTATCATTGTTTGAGTGGTATTAAACGTAAAATCTAATAATCTTGTGGCTTTAGTACTATCTTTTACAAATGCTACAAATTTAAATCCTGGTCTGTTCTGTGCAGGTCCTTGAGGTTTAGCAATGAAATTACGCATTGTTGCTGCACCTTGCTGAAATTTATTGTCAGCGATACGACCAAACATTTCTGGTGATATTTCTCCCCCAGAAAATGCCTGTTTAAATGTGCGTGTAGTTGGCATTAATTACCTCCCAGATGTCCAAGGTACTATATGTTCTACTGTTATATCTCTATGTAAATTATCTGATTGTTTTGCCTGTATTAAGTAATTTGCCATCATTTGCGTACAGCGTTTCGCTTCCGCTGCTCCCTGATCCCCTTTAATTACAGGACCTGCCAACATAGAAGCCAAGTGCCATGACAATGTAATAACAAATAAAGGAGAAAATGCAGAAGCGTCCGTTACAGATGCCTGATACCTCAACATTGCATTCTCTTGATTTGTATAAATTAGAGTTCCTTCTACTGCAAATTGTTGTGGTGAATATTGCCCTGCCACAATTGTTGGAGAATAGTTAGATGTAATTCCTCCTGGAGTATCCCCAGAAGACATCCTTGTAGCATAATCATTCTGTGCCGTTGGTGATATTACCGCAACAGGTGTCATCATGTCAGCAGGTGCTACATATGCATAATCCCATTGGTCAAGAGTATTAGCTGTTAATGCTAAATTTCCACGCTTCGCTGCAAAATTCCATGTATGGACTTCCAACAAAGTGTTTCTTGCTATTGGATAAAAACGTGCAGCTTTCTCCGCCTGTGCTGATCCCTCTGGTGGATTCAGTGAAGCTATCGTTGCATCATCACCCAAATGAGCTAGGGCAAGGTTGCAAATATCTACTTCAGTTGCCATAACATCTCCTAAAAAAAGAGGAGGTTAGCAGTATTACTACTAGCCCCCAGTAAGTAAATAAGAAAACTAATGCCTACTTATTAGCCGCTACTAGTTGACTAATCAAAGTGTCTTTAGTTTGTCTCCTGTCCAGTTCAACACCAACAGAACGACCATACACTTCAAGTTCAGCTTTAGTCATTGATTCATAATCAATTGATTGAGTAGTTGGCTGAACATCCTCTGACGGCACGGTTGTGTTTGACGCCACAGGTAGGTCAGGTTCAGTTCCACCAACTAATTCAATATGACGATTGAACTCTCCATTGTATTCAAACTCTTCGTCAGCTTCTCTCATAGATTGGCCAACAAAACACTTAGTCTTAGCTCTATAAATAGGCATAGATTCTCCTTATTAAGATACGGTAAAGCCAGAAGCGTAGTACTTCTGTCCGTCACCGATTGTTTCTACTACATCAGCAGTAACTTTACCTGCATTAAATGTACCAGCAACTGTGTATCTAGCACCTAAGTACCTTTTACCTTTGCCAGCAATGTCTGGATTAATGCGTACTACTACGTTCTTACCTGCTGTAAGTGCTGCTGTTAAGACTGCATCGCTGCTTCCAACAACAGTAGGACTAGATAAGTTAGCGTTTGCACTAGTTACAACTTCAAACTTTACGCTTGTACCGTTTGCTAATGCAGTGGTAACAGCAAAGTTCATGTATAAAGCAGTACCTTCACCGATATCTCTAGCTGTTCCTAAATCAATAGTGTTAGTAGAGAATGCAGTTGAAGTAATTGCTTGATCTTCGCTCACTCTGAGCAGACTGTCTGTAATCATTTTAGATCTCCTTTGTTAATAAAAAAGTTAACTTACCGCAGCTTCAGTGTTAAGCAACGCATCTACTCTTCTTAGAGGAACTCCAAGGAATGATAAGTAGCTTTGTGCTGATCCGAACTGTGATAAACCTTCTTGGATTGCTAATACAGATTGTGACTTGTCAAGTGCTGCAATAGATAATCCTGAGTGAACAGTTCTATTCATATAGAACGCTGCTCTTCCCATTGCCATGTTTGGAATTCTGTACAATGCTCTAGCCATAAGCTTAATAAGAGCAGTAGATGCACTTGCAGCTTGTGTACCAGAACCTGCTAAAAGGTCAGAAATGTCAATGTTACAAATACGAACAACGTATCTCCAATCTTTAACGACCAAACCGTTCTTCCACTGATAACGAGTAGCAAAAGCTTGTAGTCTTGTACCGTCACTGTTGTAAACAGTTTGCTCACCAAGATCTTCGTGTGTTAAACCTGCCTTAGATCCTTTAGGGAAAGGACAATAAACAGTATTATCACCCCAAAGAACTAGATATACAGAAGAGTTATCAGAACCTGATCCACCTGCATTCATGATGTTTACTGCGTTATCAGCAGATAAATCACCATATCTTGGTGCTAATCCTAAAAACTTCTTAGGATCTGTTCCGGGGTTTCCATAGAACAATGTCTCAGCTTGAGTCTGGTTCATTGCTTCTAAGAACGCAGTATCTTCAGATAAACGGAACTGAGCAGTGTTACCATTTAACATTGCTAAGTCTTTGTCTACTTCAGAACGAGCTTCTAGGATTCCGCAAGCTTCGTCAATCTGTGCTGTTGTTGACTTGGTTGATGGAATACCTTGGTTTAATGCTCTCCAGTAAACACCGGGTAAACCAGTTCTAATAACAACACGTTCTCCAGTAGGTAAGTTACCTTCCTTAAAAACGCAATCGTCTAGAATTTCGTTGCTTTGTGATAATAGTTCCGCAACAATTGGAACTCTACCGTCTGGGTCAGATCTTTTTGCCCAATCCGCTAGTGTTAAATTTGAGGTTGAGAGAGTAGCCATTTAATAACTCCTTACTTGTTTTGCTGATTAGAATATAGTGCATTAGCTATGCCGTTAAAATCTTTTGGTGTATTACCTTTGGGATCTGCACCTTGAGAATTACCAACATAACTGTCTTCACTAATTGCCTTACCTGCTCGGTACATAAACCGAATTACTTCGGGATGGTTTCCCAAGCCAGATTCTTGCAGCAACTGTTTAAAAGGATCAGTACCAAATGCATTGAGGGCTGATTTGGCAACTTCTAGATTGGCATTTAAGTTCTCACCACCAAATTCTTCATCTGATTGTGATCTTTCCGCCCATTCTGTCCTTGCCTTTTCAACCTCCTGTGCTTGTCTGGCTTGCATTACAGGTGCAACTTTATCTAATACTTTTTGTGCAGCTTCCTGTGGCAGGTCAAGCTCTTTAGCGACTTCACCGAATGCAGTTAAGACTTCGGGGTCGAGTTCATTTGGTGCGTCAGCCACCTTTGCATTGAACTCGTATTTCTCAGGTGCACCCTCTTTAGTGGTTTCCTGTTCGCTAGTTTTACTTTCAACAGAGGATTCATCCGAATCTTGTTGATCCTGTACAGTTTCAGCCTGTTGCTGTGTTTCTTCAGTATTAGTCGCTTCAACCGATTGCTCGGTTTTTGCTTCTTCTACTGGTTGCTGTGTGCTGCCTTCATTGGTTTGGTCGGCTTCCGTCATCAGCGTTTCTGACATTTTTTTGCTCCTTAATCATTGTCGGGTATAACTCTGGGCAGAGAGTGTGAATCAAGTTTAGTATTTGCAAACCATAGTTTCTGTTACCTTCGCTAAATGACATTGCCATTGCGTTAGTGTTGAACGATGATCGGAAAACACCTGCTTGCTCCAGAAGTCTCCAGATTAATCTGCGACCCCTCTTGCTGCTCATGAGCCATTTAATATCCGACTCTTCATTTTGGCGGTCAATTCTTTCCTCAGACTTTTTATTGTCTTTGGTTTTTTGTTGACCCTTGAGATCGAGAGGATTGTATTCACTCATGACTTAATATATCTAGTCATAACTGGGTTACGGTCACACCTATTGACCTTTGTCTTGAGGTAAAGCTGCAAGTTCGGGGCTAGGTTCAGTGCCTTTTTCTAGCTTCGCTATATCCATTTTATAACTTTCTTTTAACAGACCTTTCCCTTGCTTACTCATCCGCATCCATTTCCTATCTTGGGTATTAAAGCCATAATATTCTGTTAGATAGTCATCAAAATTCATTACGCTAAATAAGTGAAAGTTTTAGCAGTAGGTGTTGCCTTTGGTGCAGGTTTTGGCTTGCTTTCGTACAATCCTTTAGCTTGATCACCGCTTTTATCAAAAGGTTCTATACCCATTGCACATATTTGTAGCTCTACATTTTGTTCAACGCCATCCTTTTCTTTACTTTCTCTAACA